TCACTCTATTTGCTTGTTGTTCTTTTTCTTTAGTAGACATTCCAATAGTCTGTGTTCGTACAGGTCCACCTGCTGGTAATAATTCTTTGTACGCCAAAGCTTGGAACTGAGTCACGGCTTCCGCTAATACGGGGTGAGTTGCACCTGACGCACCTTGGAAAGGTTCGGTTCTATTTTCGTAATTGAATCCTAATAAATCTAATCCTGTAGTGTAGGTTCTTTCCCAATCTTTTCTAGAAGATTTATAATCCTCATAACTAGAAGTTAATTCTGAACCAAGTGGATTTAATATTTCTTCTGGCAACAGTTCTGCCAAATTATCAAAATGGTTTTCAGATTGCTCTTGGTTAAACGCTCCTGGTTCAAAATTAATTTCTACACCGCCATCTTCCGTTGGTGTAATTTCCGTTTCCCCTGGATCAGGGAGATCTTCTTTAATGTCTACTACCTCTTCCATCAAGGTTTCTTGACCTGGAATTTCAATGGTATTTCTTATATCATTGGGTAGTGATTTATCTATATCTGCCATTATTTGTCTCCTGATTTTTTAGGTAATCTTACTACTTTAACTTGTTTTAATGGAACATTCAAGCCCTGAGGCGTGGGCCCTGATTTAGGTGGTATAGTAGTAGTTAATCGTTTGATTTTATTCATTAGTAATAAATTCTTTTTCTTTGATACTGAACTTCATCTTTATAATCTTCTGGGTGAGAAAGCAATCCCCCTTGTCTAAATCTCATAATAGCTTGAGTCATAGAATCTACTAAGTCATCATGATCCCCATAAGGAAAAGCAGCACATTCTTCAATTACTTCTTGAGCAAATTGTTTATCTTTAGGTGCCCAAACCATTCCTGATTCAAATAAAGGAGCAACAGAGTTTACTCTAGAGTGTTTATCGTTTCCTTTAGAAGGAGAAAAATTAACAACAGGAATTCCCATAGCTCTTAGTTCATAGGTAAGAGGAAGTCCAGATGCTTTAGCTTCCACTAGTACCGTTTCCGGTTGCCAGTAGTCATACTGTTCCTTGGCCACGCGCCGTAGATCAGGGAACTCGAGACGATCTTTGATTGCGTCTAATAAAATTATCTGTTGAGGAGAGTCTTCATTCTCTCTAAAAATTCCCCAAGTTGTAATAGCAGAATAGTCCGCTGTTTCTTTTTTCATAAAAGCTGTATCATAACTTTGGATCACATGTTCTAAAGCAGGCATGTAATCATGTTCCCAATTCTGCCACCATTCTCTTTTGATAATAGCTCCTTCTTCTGAAGTTGGATCTTGCATGTATTGAGCATTCCATTTATTGATTCCAGCTGAAGCTTTTACAGCAAGTAAATCTTCTAACTTCCAATATTCAGGCCACACGGGATCACCTTCTGGTAAGATAGCTGGAAACTCTACTACTTCCCATTGATCTGCTTTTTCTTCTTTAGCACCTGCATTAATTAATTGAGCTGTTAAATCTTTGGTTGACCATCTAGTCATAACCAAAACAATTCTACCACCTGGTTGTAAACGTTGTCTTGGTCCTGAAGTATACCATTCATATGCTTTATCAAAAGCAGTAGTAGAATAAGCATCTTGCTCTGAATGTGGATCATCTATGATAAGTAAGTCAGCACCTCTACCTGTTACCGCACCCTGGACACCGACTGCAAAGTATTCACCACCTTGTTCGGTTTCCCAACGTCCTGCTGCTTGTGAGTCTTCTCTTAATCTTGTTTTAAAAACATTTTTATATTCTTCTGAGTCCATTAATGTTTTTGCTTTTCTACCAAATCTAACTGCAAGTTCTGCAGTGTGGGTTGCTTGAATAATTTTTAATTTAGGATCATTACCAATCATCCATGCTGGCAAGAAGTAAGATGCAAATTCTGATTTAGTATGCCTAGGTGGCATATTGATAATAAGTCTTTTTAATTCACCTGTTCTCAAACGGTTAAATTTATCTGCTATAATTTTATGGTGATCACCTTCTATGAATTCAGGCCAAATGTATTTTACAAAAGTTAAAAAATCAGAACGAATAGAAGCTTCTTGCTTTTTCTTTGCACTATTTAAAATATCTAATTTTAACTGTCTCCTGACTTTAGCGTCAGTAATCTGATTTATTTTTTCTATATCTAGCATAATGTTAATTATGGTACCTTAAAAATTTTTTATACCCTCCCCCCTCTAAGAAAAAAAGTTATAAAAATATCAATGGTGAAAAACTTTATAACACACTTAACTGTATAAATCCAACACTATAGGGATAGGTTAGGATCCCTATTTATTTTTTTGTACCCCTCCCCCCTCTTGCAATAAAAGTATTAGTAGATCGGTCTGGTACCTCTATAGACAATGGGTGGGTCCCGCCCACATGCACTTACCACGAGTGTGTGTCCTTTATGCAACAGTGTTGCCACAGTGCAACAGTGCGCATATCAGCGCACTGTGCATTATTATCTTGATAGTTATACTCTTATTTCTTTTGGTTGCTCTATTCTATGGAATGGCTTCCAGTTTATATTATACTCAACATCACGTTCTAATGCTCTAGCACAGTTCATCATGAACTTATGTCTAGTTAGATTGTCTCCATTGATCTGTAAACCAATGTACTTCTCAAATAACTTTATTGCATCAGCTGCTGTTTGTTGTGCATCAACACGATGATATGCAACTTTGTTTAAGAAAGTATATCTGAATACCAGTTCATTAATATTACTCTTCTTAATTTCTTTAACACCAAGACCTACTAATAAAAAACCCATGTGATCACACTCTTTATGATCAAAGTCTTTCTTGTTAAAGTTTTTACATTTATCTCTGTAAACATATAATGGCATATTTTCTCCTTGTTAAGTTATGAATTCATTATGCACTTTTCAATTCAAATTAAAATGGTCAAAAGTGTCGCATGTGCCCTGGCTCTTGAACCATGAACCAGGGACATACTTATAACTTAACTACCTACACAACCCACACAGTAACGATCATCTCTTACAGATATCTCGTCGGGTCTCATGTACTGCTGACAATCATTACATTGTATATGATACATGACTACCTTGTTGGTTTGTTTCTTAGGCATATTTAAACTTCGGTCTATTGTTTCCATTACACCAAAGTCAAATTCTAATTGTTCTGCTATCATTTTCTTTCTCCTTTGTTTTTAGTTTTTTAAATAAGTCCAAACAGTAATTTCACCTGTGCCGTCACACTCATCACAAGTATTTTCTGCGCTTGTTTCTTCACCTGTTCCGTCACACTTGTCACATATTTCATATTCGTAACCGAAAAAGTCTTGAGTTATTTTTGTATCTGTTTTCATAGCTTATCCCTCACCATGATATCCGCAAAGGATATCGCTGTTAGTATGAAGAAGCCGACTGTTAAAATTATTCCAATTTCTTCTGGGAAATATTTATATTGATGCAACACTATTGTTGACACCGACAACCAGAAAAAAAACAATGTTCTAATTAAGTACCACATATTATTACCTTTCGTTTATTAAGTTATGCAATCAATATAATTCCTATTAAAATAAAAAGCTATTGGCCAAAACGTCGCACCTTTATTTTTTTATTATTTTTTTTGGGTGGGTCCCGCCCACATGCACTTACCATGGTGCGACACTTTGTCGCACCATGATTAATTAAATTAATTAGTTAACTGTTTAGTTTCGGTACTCGGAATTCCACAAGGTATTTGTGCGGACTTACAAATACTTTGAATGGCCTTTAACCAATCAGTTGAGATCATATCGCTGTGCATAATATCCATGGCACGCTCTTTATCATCTCTTAGTTGTTTTATTTCTTTACCTGCTTTGGACTCTATGTATTTTTTCTTAGTCTCATTATAGCACGCTTCCTCTATCGCTTTGATATATTTATAATGGATATCATACGACTCTTTATCATCGCGATCAAAGCTACCTAGACTCGGTATTCCTATATCCCATGCTCTCTTTTTAGCCCACTCATCTAGGTTATCAGATACTTTTTCAATCGCCTTTTCAAAGGCAATTTTTAAGTCTGCTTCTTTATCTGATTTTTGTTTTATGTATTGTTGATATGCTTTTTGTTTAGACGCCAAGTCTTTTAACATACTATCTAGCTTTAAACTTTTCTTAAAACTAGGTATATTTTTTTCAGCGTCTTTTTGTATTTGGAAGTGGTGCATTGTTTCCAAGTCCTGTTTTCTTTTTGAAAACTTCTCTACTAACTTAGACTTCCAATACTCTCTTACTTCTTTTGGTACTACTTTACTCATGTTTCACTCCTTGTTAAGTTTGATATGATCTTAATTTATTATTAATAAAATTATAAGTTGACACAGTGTCGCACTTTTTATTTTTTTATTTGGGTGGGTCCCGCCCACATGCACTCCCCATGGACTGCGACAATATGCTTCTTGACAGTGGCTTTTATGCAACAGTGTTGCAATCATGCAACATGGAACATGCGACACTTTGTCAGTTGACTTATTGATTAATATAGGATAATATGGGATAATTAACTTAATAAGGAAAAATATATGACTACATATAAAATACACTACTCTTCAGAAATATGGGAGACAGTGGAAGTAGAAGCAGTATCTAAAGAAAAAGCAGAAGAGATGTTTCACAATGGTGAAATAAATTTATCGGATGCTGAAGAGCAAGGTAAAGAAAATCTTACTATTGATAAAATAGAAGAAGTTTAAAACCAACACGGCCTGGAGCTCACTGCTCCAGGCCAATTGGATACAGTGAACCAAAGCGGTGATAGTTCGCTAGTAACTAGTTAAGCCGACCGACTACTAGCTGGTAGGTTTTACTTTGGTTCGCTGGATCTAATGAGATTGTCTTAAAATAAAATCTCAGTTGCGAGGTTGCTTGCCATTGCAATGGTTAAGTAGGTTGCTTATTGGGTCCTTGGAAGAAGAAGGCAGAAATGCGTGGGCCTACAGAGGCATTCTTCCACAAAAATGGGATCAGTGGGGACCCCAAATCTCTGTCCGCAAGTTTTACTTGTAGAGGCACAAGAGGGCCACTGATTCCATTTTTTTTGATTTATTTTTTTTAGGGTGGGTCCCGCCCACAAGCTCTCCTCTCCCCGCGACACTTTGGCAACTGTTCATGGCTCATGGATCATGTATAGCTGAGCATATGAAATATAAATTTAAAAAAGCTAAAAAATTATTAAATATTGATAACAATGCAAAGACTATCAAAGGCCAGAAGTATGGTTACAAAACAGCCATCTTATATTTAGCTCCAGCCAATCTGAGCGGCTTTAATGTCTGTGCAATGGCATCCTTAGGATGCAAGGCAGCTTGTCTTAATAAAGCTGGAATGGGAGTCTTTAGCAATGTACAAAAAGCTAGAATTGATAAGACAAGATGGTACATGCAAGAGCGCGCAAGTTTCATGGATCAATTGAAAAAAGAAATTTCAAAGTTTGTAAATAAATGCAAAGAAGAAAAATTTATACCATGCGTTCGGTTAAATGGTACCTCCGATATATCGTGGGAGGTCACTGGAATTTTTGAAACGTTTCCAGATGTTCAATTTTATGATTACACAAAGATCTATAAAAGAGCTTTAAAGTTTATTAAAGGTGAGTATCCTAAAAATTACCATATCACCTATTCACTAAATGAAGATAATAAAAAAGAAGCATTTAATATTTTAAAATTAGGCGGTAATATTTCCGCTGTATTTAGAAAAGAGCTGCCAAAGAAATTCAAGGGCTATAAAGTTAATGATGCTGATCAAAGTGATTTACGATTTAATGACTCTAAAAACTCTATAGCAGGGCTCAAGGCCAAGGGTCCAGCGCGTTACGATCAAAGCGGCTTTGTATTATAAAAAAAATAAAAAGTAAAAGCCACAAGCAACAAGCCACAAGCTTTCAAATTAAAAAAATAAAATTAAGGGTGGGACCCGCCCACAAGCACACCACAAGCTGCGACATTATGTCACATGGTTCATGAACCGGGGTGCGACATTTTGTCACATGTGACAATTATTTTCTTGACGTGATATTTTTGCAACACTGTTGCAAACAGGCAACAGGGTGCGCAAATCAGCGCACCCCCAGGCATCAT